GCGCCTGATCCGAACCGAATGGCCGCCGGAGGGTGACGACTGCATTGTGTCGGCTCAACTGCCGTTCACGGTTGCGACGGTTATCCGCTCCGCAAATCTGTTGCTGCTACGATCAACCGACTACAAGGTCTATGTCTTCGATGCCGCGACCACCCGTGTGCGCGAGATTTACCGCAGCAGCCGACCGTTCGAGATCTATCCTGCCGACGACGGGTTTGTGGCTGTCAATGGGCGAACGCTCTATCTGTTAGACTTCAGAGGGACGGTGAGACAGCTATTCACCCCGGAGAAGGAGTATAGCAGTTTGTCGACTTATATGGATGGCTATTTCTATGTACTCAAGGAGGAGATTCGCTATCCGATGGGACCGCGAAGCACACGAGCGGCATCCGAGCCTACCATTTTGCATTATCTGAATCGCCCCGAATTCATATATACTCCGCCGGACAAGACGCAAGGCTCGACACAAGGCGGCGGCACGACTTTTAATCGCGGGTCGGGAGTCACAGGCACGACTATGACGGGCGATATTCGTGGAATGCTCCGCACGGAGAACACCATTGTCGTCAACACCTCGACGGGTTCCTACCTGCATGATAAGCGGTTTCATAAGCCCTGCATCATGCAGATACTTGACGCTGGTTCGGAGATCGCCACAATTTCGGATGACTACCTCGGTCTGAATCTTAACGACGAATTCCTGATTTACCGCCGAGACGCCATTACCGAACGGACGCTGATACATCGTGGTGGCCGTCACGCCGATCATGCCGCCCATACGATGAGTGAGTTTGCACATTCGTTCGACGACGGAATCCGGGTCTGGAATATCCACGACAACACAACGACCACCGTGCAGAATGCCGCAGGACTGGGCCAGACGATTCGCGGCCTCTTCTATATCCTCGGCGAACTGCATATCGTGCGAGACAAAACCATCTACAAATACACTCCCTGATTATGGAAACATTGAGTATCATTTTGAATTTCTTGCTGGCCAGCGGCCTTGCCGGGACACTGCTCTTCTTTCGGGCCAAGCGGCGCAAAGAGGACGCCGAGGCCGACTCTGCCGAGATCGACAACACGGAGAAGATCATCGGTTTGCAATCGGAACACATCACGCGGTTGGACGGGCGCGTCGAAAAATTAGAGGAGAAGGTCGACAAGTTGGAGATCATCATCGAACACAAGGATGTCGAGATCGACCGCAATCACACGATCATCCGGCAGGCATACAAATACCCGACCCCCGCAGATCAATGTCCGGTGTTGATCAAGCGCGGCGAAATCGAGAAACGGCGTAAGGAGGAGAAGCTATGAGCAGGGGCCTGAATAATATGAATCCGGGAAATATCCGGAAGTCAGCGACGCGTTATCTGGGCGAAGTCGTTCCCTCTCGTGATAAAGCGTTTAAGCAGTTTCAGACAATGGTGTGGGGCTATCGGGCAATGTTCGTGCTGTTAGACTCCTACCGTCGGAAAGGCTATCTGACCATCCGGCAGATGGTCACACGCTATGCCCCACCCATCGAAAACCACACCGAGAACTACATCCGCTATGTCAGCGAATGGTCGGGCGTCGGGGTCGATGTGCCGCTCGACACTCAGAGCGACAAGGTGATGATTCCGGTCGTGGCGGCCATGAGCCGCATCGAAAACGGAATACCTGCCGTGCTTGCAGATGTCGATGCCGGATGGAATCTATACCAAACTCACAAACCCTAATCTCCTATGTCGCGCCGCATTGCAGACCTCTTGATTAAGATCGGGGCCGATTCTTACGAATTTCAACAGAAATCCCGGCAGGTTGAGAAGGGTCTCGACGGGCTGTCGAAGAAGCTGACATCCATCGGGAAGAATCTGTCTCTGAAACTGACAGCTCCTCTTGCGGCATTGGGTGGTGTATCGCTCCATTTGGCCGATGTGCAGGCGAAGGCCGAGGCGAAGGTTCAACAAGCCCTGAAGGTTACCAATCAGGCAGTCGGACTCAACTTCAAACAACTCACGGACTATGCCTCCAAGTTACAGGGCAAGACGATCTTCGGCGACGAGAAGATCCTCAATGACTCGACGGCGCGGCTGCTCTCTTTCACCAATATAACGGGAGAGAACTTCAAGCGCACCCAAGCCCTCGCCCTCGATCTGGCGACGGCTCTGGAGATGGACTTGGGATCCGCATCGATGCAGCTGGGCAAGGCATTGAGCGATCCGGCGACCAAACTTGCGTCGCTGGCACGGGCTGGCATCATCTTCTCCGCTGAACAGACAAAGGTCATCAAGAAATTGGCCGAGACCGGAGAGGTGGCCAAAGCCCAGAGCATGATCCTCGACGAGTTGGAAAAAAAGTTCGGAGGTCAGGCCGAGGCGGCAGCAAAGGTGGGTCTTGGCCCGATCCAACAGCTTAAAAACGCATGGGGCGATTTTCTGGAGCAGATCGGCGCGGCCATCATGCCCTTTGCGGCGAAGGTGGCAGGGGCACTCTCGACGGTGGTGACCGCGTTGCAATCCATGTCGCCCGAAATGAAAAAGGTGATTGTTGTTGTGGCCGGAGTTGTGGCGGCCATAGGCCCACTCTCATTAGGTGTCGGCGGTGTGATTCGGCTTCTGCCGCTGTTAGCGACCGGACTTGCAGCCCTGCTCTCGCCCGTGGGATTGGTCGTGGCCGCCCTTATTGCATTGGGTGCGGCGTTCGCCTATGCGCGGATCCAAAAGCAGAAGATGATCGACGAGCTGGCCGAGAAAAAGTCCTTAGAAGAACTGCAAGCCGAACTCAACGAGAATGCGGCAAAACAGAAGCAGGTGGCCGACACCACAACCAAATGGAGATATGTGCCGAATTTCGGCGGCAAGGTCATCGGAGGAACGCTTCAGAAAGTTCCGGATCTCTCCAAGCTCAAGCCGCTGCGCAAGGAGCAGGAACTGCTCACCGCCGCCATCAAAAAGAAAGAAGAGGCCCTGCAAGCCGAAGCGAAAGCACAGGACGAGGCCAATCGGGTAGCTGCGGAGGCGCAGGAGCAGACCGAGAAGCTGCTCAAGTCTATGACTAATGCGACTGCGCAGCAGCAACAGACTGCCGGGTTGATTAGCAAGCTCTCTGCGCAAATCGAGGCTCTCGAAAAGAAGAAGCTGCTGCCCGATGCCACCATTGAGGACATCGCAGCAGCAAATGCAGAGATTGCCAAGCTCAAGGTGCAGTTGACCGACCTCCAGAATATCACGCCGGAGCAGTTGAACCGCAAGCCGCTGGAATCAATAATTCCCACTGGCATGGAGATCAAGATGCCCGAGTGGAAGATCAAATTGCCCGACCTGAAGCCTGTCGTCACACAGATGCAGCAACAGATGAAGGCGATCCATGAGTCTGTACGGGACGGCATCTATGGCTGGGCCGACGATACGAGTTCGTTCCTCTCCGAGAACCTGATGGGGACAGAACAGCTTGTGGCAGACTATACGGAAGCGTTGACGGCCAAAGGATGGAAATTCTCGGAGGCCCTTGACCATGTGTCGCAGACGATTGGCTCCGTGATTCAGGGCTTCGAGAGTTCGGTCAATCAGTTTCTTGCCGACGGGATTGCGGCGACGGCAGAGGCTTTGGGGCAGATGATTGCCGGAGATTTGGGATTCGACGGACTGCTGAAGGCGATCCTAAAACAGTTTGCTTCGTTCCTGAAACAAATCGGCACACAGCTGATTTCGTTCGGCGTGATGATTATCGCTTTCAAATCGGCACTCAAGTCGGTACTGTGGAATCCGTGGGCCGCCATCGCTATCGGTGCGGCGATGGTTGCGGCGTCGGCTGTTATGACGGCTCTAATCAACAAAAACGCTGAGAAGAATGTCCCGAAGTTAGCCAAGGGCGGTCTCGCCTACGGTCCCACCTACGCAATGGTCGGCGACAACCCAAACTCGTCCGTCGACCCGGAGGTCATTGCACCGCTATCGCGCTTGCAAGCAATGCTCCCGGCCAGCGGCGGTGCGCAGAACCTACAAATAACCCTCGGCGGTCAGCTGACTGCCAAGGGTCGGGATTTGGTCTATATTCTCGGTAAAGAGAGCTTTAAGATTGATGTGCTAGGCGGGTAGTCTATTCGTAATCAGATAATATTTCCTCCAGCCATTGCATCGCCCCTCGAAATGAAGTAAAATCACTATCTTTTATTTTCGCGGCATGGGCATCCGGTTTTCGATAATAATTTATCAATTTAGCCTTTGCACTAAATATTTCAACATTAACCTCAAATAAATTTTCAAATAAATTGTAATGCTTTCGTATTACCTCAAATAAAGTTGAGAGAAGTAATGTATGTTTGTTGGGATCAAAAAAATCTTTATATGGAAGAGATTCGTACATACTAATATTCTTTTTCCCATATAGCTCTCCAATCATGACCTTTTTCGCTTCTGGCTCCCCAAATTCAGATTTCAATTGACGCCTAACAATCTGACGCAATTGCGGTTCAATAGCATTACGTCTCATGCTAATTTCCTCTTGCTTCTCTGAATCTGTTAAATTCAGTTTTTGATACTTATTCTTTGTTAATAAGTATGTTTTTATTGCTTCAATCTTAAAATTATAATCGCTCCCTGTTTGCTCTATAATTCCATATTTTACTAAGTGAGTTACATAGTCTGGAGACACTTGTGCCAAGCCTTTGAATGTTTCAACATCGCCAAGAGCAAGCCATATAAGCATTTGATATTCATCCTCATACCAATTAGATAATACACCCAAAACCATTTGAGCATATTTCATAAAGCCACTCTCTTCTTGAAAAAAAGAATTTTTTAGTTTTGCATATATATGTCGATTAATTTTTGCAGGTCTCTTGCTATCTGTATTACTATGGATATAGCTACACATTTGCCTGATTAATAATGGATGGCCTCCAAAATCCTCTACAATATGTGTGCATGTTTCCGGTTCAAAAGTCAAGCCCATATAACCTCCCAACTTATCTAACATTTCTTTTGTTTGTTCATAATTGAATGGAGCAATGAATATTGGGGGAAACTGAGCAAAGATTGGATTATCAGAATCAATAATCTCAGACCGCTCAATGCATCGAGGGTTTGTCCCGGCAATCAAATACGTAAAAATATTATCATCACTAAATCGCTGATAGGTACTCCTTATTACCTGCCAGAACTTTAAAAAATATTCTCCAGATTTCCATCCAGCAGAAACAGATGTATCAAACGTTATATTTTCAATTTCATCAAAAATTAGCAAAATACTCCGCTTCCCATTTTTGTTGTAGATCGTTTTAATATCATTATAAAAATAATCTGAAACATACATTTCTTGCTCATAAAGAGATGTATTAGTCGTTTCCGATTTCTTAACATTGCTGGTAGCCCTCAACAAATCAACAATGCCACCTAGTGCTACATTCCAAGACTTTAGATGCAAAGTCTGGCAGTCGATAAATACAGAAGTAGAATTTTTCCGATCTAATGCCCTCTGTACACCATAGATTATAGATGTTTTTCCTGTCTTTCGCAAGCCAAATACACCCGCATTCTCACCATTCAAATGTTTATTTACAATATCATGTATCAATTCTTTTCTACCAAAAAAGTAAAGATCTTTCTTTAATGGATCTTGAATACCAAATAGATCTCTACAGTAGAAGTGTGTCCTAAATTTATTTACAACATATTCATTATCTGTATTATCCAACAATTCTTTATATGAAAAAGGAATAATGATTCGAGACTCTTGATTTGACTTTAATATCCGATTTATTTTCACCTCGACACTCTCATCCTTGCTAATAACAATACTGCAAATTTCCTCCAATCTCAATTCTTGAATATTTAAATATTCAATAGCATCAATTGAACGGGGTTCAAATGTCTCATACGGGCTAAATACGACTACCAACTCTCTATATATATTGAAACATTGGCTTATCTTATCTGTCGGCTTTAACAGTACGATTTTATATGTACTGGATGCAATAGGAACCTCCTCTGCTCTGGTTACATACCAATCTCTTTGACTAAATCTATTTATTATTTCACACTCCTCTTTATCAAAAATTTTCAATATTTCAGGTGAAATTAGGCCCGGTTTGGTTTTGTTCATTGTGATCTGACTCATAATCTGTGACATTGTTTTCCTAAATATAGCAATAATTCATTTAATTTCACAACTGGAGGTGAAAAAAGCTGGAGGGGATACCTTAACACGTCACAGAGCACATAGAAGCAGTTGGTCTTGTTCGATCAATGTCATGATGTATCGAATCCGGCATCTATGCGGTTTTCAATTATAGCAATCTGCTCTATGCATGCGGATTCCACAATTTCTTGCAGTAATTTCAATCTCGCAAGACAATCTGTGTAATCTTTTTTGTAGAGCCTGAAATTCGGCAGATTCCGAGAATATTTGAGATAATACAACAACTGACCATACCACATTCTATTATTGCTCTGTGCCGGATCAAAAGACTTAACCAAATGTCGTGAAAAATGGCGGACCCTATAATAGCTGAATTCCAGATGCGAGCACCGTATGACTTCTCCGTAAAATACAGATTCTACGGCCTTAAACAGCATGTCTGTGGTATAAAACAGATTTAAGGCGGCCATTCGGACTTGGTGGTTCTTCCATGCAGATTCGGCTCTATTCAGAAAAACTTCAGCGAATTTAGAAAAATGCTCATACCCCGCTTGATACAAAGCAGGATTATACGACTGCTGCTCTAAGGGGTAATTACATCTTTTATTGTCATAAACAGGGATACCTTCGTTGCAAACAGAAATAAAAAAGCAGCTGCCTTTCGAACAGCTGCTTTTTAACGACGACAGAGAACAGGAGTGCAAAAATATGTTTTCTTCTTTGCGGTCAGAACGGCAGAAAACGGCATCCAGAATTTCCGCGAGCTTAAAGGTGTTAATCCCGTCTCCGTGCTGGCTCACAAGCAGTAATTCGTATCCACCCAACACACTCCTCATAGTCCCATTGGCGTATTTGCCGAATAATATGATAAGGTCAACCTCCGCATACCTGCGGATGATCCCGACAATGCGCTTGAGTTCCCGGCGATTGTTTTCGGGGATATCGGCTATGGTAGTTCGTACTGCCCGGTTCATGTCGGAGGAGATAATTTAGTAAATTTTATTCTCATACATGATTAATCGGCGGTTGCACACCAGACTGATGATCTTCTTCATCTTTTCAACATAAGCGATATCAGCCGTGACGGTATGCGGAGAGACCGTGAAGTTATAATCAAAGCGGGCGGCATCCATATAATTCCTCAGCCGGGGGATCGTGCTCATTGCTGTATATTGCCCGGAATCAAACATGACCATCAAATCAGCCGAGAGTGTCCGCAGGCTGGTGTAAAGCTCCTCAATATTTTCACAGTCGGTTTCGAAGTGGTAAAAAACGAAGACGAGCGTCCTGAAATACAGCAGAGCGGCTTGAGCACACAAAAATGCGGCCCTTCGAAAATCACAGGTGATGGTGGCCTCCCCCGCGTTTTCCAGAAGCTGATTACCCAGCCCGTAAATATGCGAGAAATAATACAACGCATCGTTCCGCGCTGCGCCGAAGTCACAACAGGTTTGTGTCGGCACGCGGTATCGTTTATGGCAGTACAGCACCGTTCCTTCGGTTTTTGCAAGATAGAAAACGGGGGAATGGGTGTGCGTCGCGATGAATTTCTTGGTATAGATGTAAGGATTGATATAACCGATCTTTCGATGCTTAGGTGGCATCTTGAGTTTAAGATAACGCCTCGCCTCCGGCTCTCCGGTCAGGTGAATCTCATCCGTAATAATCAGCAGGTCGTAAGCGGCGATATCGCTGTGGGGAGTTCCTCCGGCAAGAGCCCCGAAGAGGATCACGGCCTCAGGCCGATAAACCGAACTTCGGAGAATGTCAACTATATGCTGGGCCTCCCGCGTATCATAAAGAGCTATTTCTGATTGGCCGCAGATTGTCTGCTGAGTTTCGGCCCCAGGATTTATGACGGTTTCAGTCGACTGCTCTGGTCCTGTATTATTTATATTTTCCATTTTTTCGATTAATTATAGGTAATACATATGCGATCCTTGCTGTCAGCAAAGACACAAAATTCAGTAATTGAATAGCTTATGGAAAAATATTAATCAGGAGGATGGGCGTAGACAGAGTCTGAATTGTTGCGGGACAGGAACTGCCCGCATACTGGCTCATAGCCAATCAGCATCGTGATGCCGATAAAAAATCGTGTTCGCATAAAAATAAAAAAAAGCGCAGCTGCGAACACGATTTTTTGCTATTGAAAGCTCGAAATAGGTATCATTCGCGGGCCGCTAAGCCCCAACGATTCTGCGCATACATTTAAGTATGGTTCCTATTACGAGAATCATTTTCAATAACATCATTATAACCGTATTCGCATCGCAAACATAAGAAAAGATTTCTTATTTCCATTCAATTATTCGATATTAATCGAATGATTTTCAACACGAAAGATGTTTTTCAGTGATTCTCGCAGTATGTTTCGGAGTATTAGCAAATTGCCATTCCGAATATCTTGATGTCAACAAAGATATGAAGAATTTTTGAAAAAGCATAAGTGCTTTGATTTTGCCCATAAGAGACATTGTATCTGTTGTGACTGCCTGCAATTATCTATTTTCACAGCAACAAGTAAAAACAGATGGACGAAATTCGCATAAAAGACCTGCCGAGCGCAAAGGGGCAGTTGGATAAATTCGATCAGTTCGAATTTATTGTCGATGTCCCTGCGGCAGATGCTTCGCTGAAAGTGTCGGGGGCCGACATTCAAGGCGTGATGTCTCCGAAGAAGCACACGCACACCACTGCTGATATCACGGGCCTCAACGGTGAACTTGACAAGAAATTTGACAAGAAAGGCGGTACAATCACGGGTGACCTCGCTGTGATGGGCGACACCTATCTGCGCAATCTGCGGTTAGAGGAGTTTCTGGAGGTTCCTGAGTTTCAGTACAACCGTGTTGAGACGGTTGTTGGCGACAAGTGGTCGGCTCCGGGCGGCGGTATCGTCGCACTCGTGTCGCCCGAAGATCGAACGCTGGTCGTGAAGTTGGAGGAGGGTGAAGTCGGAACGCTCCGAGAAAATGATCTCTGCATGGGCGTATTTCTCGACGCGGCGATGGATGAGCCGAGCGGCAATACCGAGGATGCCGACGACAGCTTCGGCAATCGGCAATATGCCGGGTTCACGACCAGCTATTTCCGGCTGACGAAATGCCTCAACAAGAATACCTACGCCGAGTGGGAATACGAACTCCGCGATGGTTATCCCTATCATCCGCAGGTGGCGATGAATTTCGTGGCCTTCGGAAATGCTACGGACACCAAGCGTCAGAGTTCCCGCTACGAAACACGCACTTACCAGCGGTTTCTCGTCGGGATGAATTCGTGGGAAATTGGCGTGGAGAATATTGCGGCGCAGTTCGGCGACCTTTCCAACCTCACGGCACACGGCCTCAACATGACGGGCTACTCGGCCTATCTGAAAAACATCTATTTGCAGGGGTATCTCTCCGACCGTCTGGGCGACAGTTGGTTCGACTCGGCGACGGGCAACCTGCAACTCTACAACCGCACGACGGGATCCGGATTGAGTTTCCGCAATGGTATTCTGCGCTTCGGAAAGATCGACCCGGTGAAGCCCGATGCCGGAACAGACCTCGACAACCTGCTCCGGACTGTCTCCGACACTCTCGAAACCATTTCCAGAATCAACTCCGACGACTATGTGTCGCCCGTGGAGAAGAGCTTTCTGCGGGAGCGACTGCAGGATATTCGGACGGAGCATGAGCAGCTGCAAGCTAATGCGCGGCTCAATTTGAGCGAAATGCGGATACTTCGGGTGAGTGGTAAAATCCGAATGGCGAATGGCCGCCAGCGGAATATCTGTGTGTTAGCAGACGATTGGATGCCTTACGAAGATGCCTACCTTTTAGCGGTCACTGCTTTCGAGAAGTACACGCGGGCGGATCCGGAGTTTATTCCCATTGAATCGGACTTCAGCCGGATCGAAGCCTATTACGCGGCCCGGCGGGAGATTGCCGAAGTGTTGGACAAAGCGTCGAAATCGGGCGGCAGTGAGCTGGCATATCTGCGCGAGAACTTTCAGGATATTTCGACGGAGATCGATGCCGGAAGCGGCGTGGTGCTCTCAGGCTTTGTGGGCGTAAAGGACGAGAGCAATGTGAAGGTTGTGGCTGGTATGGCCGGATGCTCGCTTTCCGGTGTGAACGAAAGTGTACACGGCAAGCTGATGTTCTTCGCCGGGGCCGACGGGATCCGTAATGCGGGTGTGGCCAACACACGGATCTATGAGGATGGCCATCTCGAAGTCGAGAGCGGTATTTTCGGTGGTTACTCCAAAGTTCGGTTCAAGACATTTGATGATCCCGGAACGGATTTCAATAGTACGACGGGCAAATATACGCTCAACCGCAACTTTAACTTGATTGTGTCCGGTATGCGGACAACTGCGAATGGTTATCAAATATGGCTTAATCTACCGACCTCGGCTGACTATGTCGGCAGTGTAGTAAATCTTTATGACTGTCCGATCCGGACCCGCAGTTCGGCAAATTTGATCTTGGCTGTTGACGATCCCCAGTCCGGGCTTTTTTCGTCTTTAAAAAGGGATATGTACGGATTTGTATCGACGCCGCGAATCGAAACTTACGGCGGAATATTACAATTGTTAGCTGTGCCGTCTGTTTATGCTGGCAAATGCTTTTGACACATTACCAACCAGATAATGTCAGAATTTAAAATTTACGAACCTTAAAAATAACCTATTATGGCAGATACAATTACCATCGCTGAACTTCCGAAGGTCACCACACTGGCCGCGACAGACTTGATCGAGATCGACCGTAACGGCTCCGGCGCGGCTGTGACCTATGCAAATTTAGTTACTTCACTCTCCTCGTCGATGGGCGTAAACGGAGTGCGAGAGGCACTTGAACTAATCATCGGATAGCATATGGCAGCAACATTTACCGCCTTAATCATGCGCCTTGCCAGCCTGCGCACCCAGTTAGCGGGGACCCTGCGCAGCAAGGGTGTCGATGCCCTCGATGCTGATACGCTGGCGGTGTTGTTCGGCAAAACCGCACTTATCGACAGCACCAGCGGCCTGAACCAGATTCGCAACGGCTACCAACTGTTCCGGGGCAATACAACCCTGACACGTTTCCCTGAATTCGACACATCGGTTTTCGACTCGATGTATCAGATGTGCTATGGCTGTACGGCATTAGCCAGCGTACCGGTCCTCGAAACGACGCGGGTCACCAATATGATGTACGCTTTTTATGGATGCTCGGCGTTGGTTGAAATCGGAGGTCTGGACACCTCTCAGATCACCTCGGCATCCGAGCTGTTTCACGGATGCAAAAGCCTGCGTAAGATTGGCGGTGTACTTGACTTCAGCCGGGTGCGCTCACAAATTGACTCGACATTCGTCTCCTGCGCCGCGCTGGAGGAAGTGACCTTTGCGGGAACAATCGGCGTAGATATCGCCATGAATGGTTGTCCGAAACTCACTGTGGCCAGTCTCCTTTCGCTGTTGAATGCATTGGCGTCCGGAGTCACGGGGCTCACCTGCAATATAGGTGCAAAAAATCTGGCGAAGCTCACAACAGCACAGCAGGCTATTGCGACGGGGAAAGGATGGGTATTGACTTGAGCCGGCTCTATCTTAATTAATAGTATTTGTTGATTATAAATTTATGTATATATTTGATAAAAGATTATTTTGCGAAAAAGGCGAATAAATGAGCCCAAACAATACAAAATGCTATGATTGTTTCAACAATGACCGAACAGGAAATTCGAAAAGAACTGCTAGTAGCAAAAGAGAGCACATATTCGAAATTAGAGATTTATAAAAAAAAAATCCGATCTTTGGTATTACGGTCCTCAACGTTTCCGGTTAGTGCATTTTATGAATGTGCAGCACAAAATGGGAATAAAGTTATTGTCGGATTAAATGCATCAAAGAGAGGGCAGCATAGTGAGCCTAATGTAGGATTATATTGTATCTATGAACGGCGCGAGGGTAAATATGCTGCGGTCTGGTCTCTTGGCGATAAGATTATTATATATGCACCCCACTTTTTTGATCGCTATCAGGAACGGATTCTGCAAAATAATCCTTTACAGAGAAGCAAAGTTATAAAAGAATTTTTCAGACATAATTGGGGCCAGGTAGGCCTTGAGATAAATAATGAAGTAGAGGCTGTATTCAAATGTTTTGAAGGCCATTACAGCGATGAAGTGATAAGTTTAGTCTATGCCGTGTCGGATGGTTATTGTTTTGGAGAAAATCATGGTAATGTTTCGATTGTCAAAACGATTATTACTGAAAACATGTTATCGGATAAGCAACGCCAATTATTTCCTGCTATTCGAGAATTATTTATTCAGGTATCCCGGCAACTTTATGGTGCTCTTGGTAAGCCATCGACCGACTAAATTACTGGCCATACAGCACACAACTCTTCAATAAAACTATCATTAAGTAAATATTTGGATGGTGTTTTTGAGGCTTATTTAAAAAATGCACAAACTCCGCAAACCAAATCGAAAAACTGTATCTTTGTAATAACCCATTTGCAAAATAGCACAAGGGTGTTCTCCCAAAGCATCAAACAACGATGGCTGATGTTCATGATACCGCAACCCGTAGTTATAATATGAGCCGGGTTAAAAGCCGCAATACCAAACCGGAGCTTCTGGTTCGGAAATATTTGTTTTCCCAAGGATTCAGATATAGGGTAAACGCGCGTCATCTTGCAGGAACACCAGATATTGTGCTGCCAAAATACAAAACAGTCATATTTATCAACGGCTGCTTCTGGCATGGCCATACGGGATGTAAATATTTTGTTATTCCCGGGACCAGAACGGAATGGTGGCTTAACAAGATAAACGGTAATATCAAGCGAGATTGTGATAATAGTGAGGTCCTGCATAAACTGGGTTGGCATGTCGTCACTATCTGGGAGTGTCAGCTAAAGCCCCTGCAGCGAACAGCCACTCTCACAGAGTTGGCCGAAATAATAAGAAAGAATCAACAACAACCATAATATAGCTTCAAAATTTATATCTTTGCAATTCAAGATTCGAGAACAATGCCAGGAAAAAATACAGGACAAAACGCTCCGACAAATATCAATGCAGCCGACATTCTTCATAAAAAACTGAAGATAAAACTCGACAAGGACAAGCCTTCGGTCGACCAAATGCTTGCGGTTATTACCCACTGGATGCACAACAAAGGAAAAACCACTGCAAAGCCATATGGAAAAACATGTCGGAAATATCTTCAAACCATATTACCGGCCCTGTATCCTGATATTGATAAAAAGACTATAATTCTGAATACCATTCAGGATCTTGACTTATTTCAGGATGTACTAAAAGTTCCGTTTCCAGCCCCGAAACAAGCTAAATTTACGTTTATAGACCTTTTTGCGGGAATGGGCGGATTCCGACTTGCCATGCAACAACATGGAGGTCGGTGCGTCTTCTCATCTGAGTGGAATACATATGCACAGAAGACCTATTTTGCTAATTTCGGAGAAGTACCGTTCGGAGATATCACCGACAAGCAGATCAAGGCATATATACCGGATAACTTCGATGTGTTATGCGCCGGATTCCCTTGTCAGCCCTTCTCAATAGCCGGAATCTCCAAGAAAAACAGCCTTGGCCGGGCTCACGGTTTTTTGGATGAGACACAGGGGACTCTGTTCTTTGATGTCGCGGACATCATCCGAACAAAGCGTCCAAAAGCATTTTATCTGGAGAATGTCAAGAATTTGCAATCCCATGATAAGGGAAAGACATTTCGTGTAATTTCCAACACATTGCGGGAATTGGGATACACCATTCATTATCAGGTAATGGATGGAAAGTATTTTGTTCCCCAACATCGGGAGCGTATAATGATCGTCGGCTTCAGAAATGATCTGTACAATGGGAAAGAAGATTTTTCATTCCCCGAAGTAAAAGATCCGGAGTTGAAAATTCGCAGTATTCTGGAACCGAACATCGATAAAAAATACACGCTTTCAGATAAATTGTGGCTTTACCTGCAAAATTACGCGAAGAAACATCAGGACAACGGGAACGGATTTGGCTATGGACTGGTGAATCTTGATGGTATCGCCCGTACTTTGAGCGCGAGATATTACAAAGACGGATCGGAAATTCTGATCCCCCAAGGGAAAGGTGTAAATCCCCGTAGGCTTTCGCCTCGTGAATGCGCCCGGCTAATGGGCTACAACGACAAATATATCATCGGTGCCGTATCTGATGTTCAGGCATATCATCAGTGCGGCAACTCAGTGGTTGTTCCGCTCATCACTGCCGTTGCCGGAAATCTCGTAAAAACCATGCTGAAAAATGGAAAATAACAATCTTGTGGAACTTGCTGTCGCCGCAGTCGGCAGAGCAACGGCCGCTTTTTGTAAATTCACATCAGCCAATGATGCCGGCTCTACGGGAGCACATCAGTCGGGGTATTATATGCCTAAGAATGCATGGTCCCTGATGTTTGACCGTCCCGGAGAGAGAGGTGAAAATATGGACCGGACTGTAATTATCAAATGGCAAAATGATTTTGAAACAGAAAGCCGCTTTATTTATTACGGACAGGGCACAAGAAACGAGTATCGCCTGACCCGATTTGGCCGTGGATTTCCGTTTCTGTCAGAGAATAATGTGGGAGACCTGTTTATTCTTTGCCGTATTGCTGACGACCATTACGAAGGCTTTGTACTTTCTGCAGACGAAGATATTGATGCTTTTCTGGACGCATTCGGTATGAGTCCGGCTGACACCAACACACTCATTGCAGTTCAGGCAGCACCTCGTCCGGAAGATGCTCTCCGGAATCTGTTTCAAGCCATTTTAGATCGCTACAGCCGATTCCCCACAACAACTGAAATGGCAACGTATGCCCGTGACAGTTTTATGCAGGCTCATCATATAACAGAACAGATGCTGTGTGCGGATCCGGACAAACACCTGCTTGCCTGGATCAACACAGAGTACGAGCTGTTTAAATCTTTTGAGACAAAGCTATATGATCAAGACATTCGGACCGGGTTCCCGGATGTGGAGTCATTGATCACCTACTCCAATCAGATTCTTAACCGCAGAAAGAGTCGGGCCGGAAAGTCCCTGGAGCATCATCTGGAGACGCTATTCAACACCTGTCAGTTGCGATTTGAAACACAGGTTATCACGGAGGATCGAAAAAAACCGGACTTTATATTCCCGGACGGAGCATCTTATCATAACTTTCACTTTCCGGAGAATGAACTGGTCTTTCTGGGCTCCAAAACAACGTGCAAAGACAGATGGCGTCAGGTCCTTAACGAGGCAAATCGCATTCCTGTAAAACACCTCTTCACGCTCCAGCAGGGAATATCGAAAAACCAGCTCACCGAAATGTATCAGGAGAATGTGTGTCTTGTGGTTCCCGCGCCCTACCTCTCTTCTTTCGACAGAAGTTTCCGGGATCGCATAATGACGCTGGGCAGCTTCACTCAATTTGTAAGAAATATTCAAAATCCCGTTTAATATCCCCAACCTATGATTCCGGATTTCCAATCGACAATGTTACCCCTTCTGCAACAGTTGGCAGATGGGAAAGAGCATCATATCAATGAAGTTATTGACGCACTCTCTGATTACTTTCATCTTACAGAGGACGAGCGGAATGAGATGACTCCCAGTCAGCGTCAATCAACAATCCGCAACAGGATTCAGTGGGCAAATACCTATATGAAGAAAGCCGGACTTATCGAAGCTCTTCACAAAAGAGGCTTAATTCGTATTTCTCAGCGGGGAGCTGACGTTCTTGCACAGAAACCAGCTAAGATTAATGTTGCTTTTTTAAATCAGTTCCCGGAATTTGTGGAATTTCATAAAGCTAAATCTTCTCCCACAGCAGCCTCCCCCGAATTGGTAAAAGAAGATCAGGAGCAGGATCCGTTTGCGGCAATACAAAGTGCGCAGCAGACTATCCGGACAGCATTGGCTGATGATTTGCTGGAAACTATTGCCACAAAAGATCCCTACTTTTTTGAATGGCTTGTAGTTGAACTACTGGTAAAAATGGGATACAGCAATGAAAATTCGGCATCCTTTGTAACTAAAAAGAGTGGCGATAACGGTGTGGACGGAATTATCAAAATGGATAAACTTGGATTCGATTTAATCGGAGTTCAGGCAAAACATTGGGACAGGAATAAATTGGTAGGTCGCCCGGAGATTCAGGGTTTTGCCGGAGCATTAGGAGGACTCGGAATAAAAAACGGAGCTTTTTTCACTACTTCGGGTTTCACCAAAGCAGCCAGGGAGTACAACCACCCCGGAATAAAGATCATTCTCATTGATCGGGATGAGTTGGCCCGGCTTATGATCGATTATAATGTAGGAGTGCAAACGGAGCATACCATTGAGTTAAAAAAGATCGATATCGATTTTTTTGATGCCTTTTGACTACTCAGCTAATTCATAGCCGGCTTTAATAAGCTTATCCGCATCTGCAGGGCAAACGATCCAAAACCAGTTATTATCTCCGAGAATTACCCAGCGTGTTCTCCCGAGTTTTGCTGTACTCTGTTCTGCCAATTCAAAAGCAGCCATTCGTGAACGTGTGGCTGTCGGAACATGACGCAGATTGTAGATTTTACTAATGTTTTTCATCTCTTCCCGAATATCTTTATTTTTCATAACTGCTTAATTTTAAACCATCTATCGTACCACAAAGATGGCATCACTATTCGGAACACGCAAGTTAATCGGAGAGTATCTTGCAGATATAATCAACTTATTTTCAACCTCTTAATAGTTCACCACAATCCATTCCTCCTGCCTGCGGCGGGAGACTTTGGATGCGGTGATTGTGCGGTCGAGGCGGTGGATCGTCCAACCGAATTTCTGCGCGAAGCGTTCGATGGACGGGTGGGGAAACATCGTCAGCATAAACTTTCCCTTGACTTCAGAAAGAATGGTCAGCAGTCGTTCGAAATCCTGCTCGTTGAAGGTCCCGTTGTAGTGACCGCAGTCAGAGCCAACATACGGCGGATCCACAAAGTGGAACGCCCCTTCACGGTCGTAGCGGGTAATCACGCGCAGTCCATCCTCGCACTCGACGGTGACATGGCCGAGCCTTTCGCACAGTTCCTCGGTGAAGGCCTCTTTGCCGTTGCGGAGTTTCTGGGTGGTTGTCCCACTGCGGTCATAGCCGAACGTGCCGTCGATCATCGACGCGAAGCCTAACTTGGTACAGACCCATACGGCCCATGCCCGGTCAACGGCGGTGAAGAATGAGGGATGCTCGTTGATGTGCCGTGCGTGAGCATGAATCTCCCGGCTATGGAGTGTCGCCTCGATCATCTCCTTCAGGGCCGGATACTGCGTCTTGGCAACCTGATAGAAGTTCACCAACTCGACATTGGTGTCATTGATAACTTCACACTCGACGGGCTGCTTGGCGAAAAGGACGGCACAGCCGCCGCAGAACGGTTCGGTGTAAAGCGTATGCTCCGGGATCAGCGGCAGGATGTGCTTCAGGAGCATCTGCTTGCCGCCATAGTAGGAGATCGGAGTTTTGAGTTTTGCCATTGTGTTAACGAAATTTGATGAATAAAAGAATCAGGAGAAACAGTGAGGTGAGAGCCGTTGCCCACTTGAGCCACGCCACGCCGTTAGATGGTTTCTCTTCGGTTTGCACTTGTGTGTCGTTTCGTGCTGCGGTGTTGATGCGGCTGCGGGAAATACTGTCCGTCGAAGTGGTTTTGTCGACCTGTGCAGTGGCCTCGGTGTAGGTAATTCGCTTGATCGGCTGGTGCACCGGAATCTTCGAAGGGGGCAGGATGGCCCGGAGGCTGTCCGGCAGGTTGAGTGACTGTGGAACTTCGGCTGCAGGATAGAACTCCACGACGGTCTGCCGGAGTGTTCCAAAGCGGCTCTCCACTTCCTTGCGGATCAACTCGGTGAGGGTTGTGTCGGATGTTTCGATCTGTTCCCGGATAGTTGTTCGTGTCTGGCGCAGCGGAGAGCAGGAGCAGGCCAATGCCACTACTGCGAGGAGGGTTGTGGTTTTATACATGCTTTCATTTCTTTGATTCGTTCTTTACGCTCTTCGATTGTAGGTTCACGCAGCGTTTGCATTGGAATTTCCCACGGCAGCGGGAACATCTCGGTCATCGGGAGACGGTCTTTCTTGTCAAGCTGGATGCAGGTTGACACCCACACCGACCACCGTTTGCGTTCCCACTCCTGCCGCTGGCGGCTCCGTTCGCCGTCGCTCCAGCCGAGCCAGGTGTAGACAAACTCAGCGGGAGTCAGCGCGGCAAAGGCTTCGGGCGCGAGCCCCATTTGCCCGACGGCGATGGCAAACCATCGCTCATAGGTCACCGCTTGCGGCTCCCTTTCGTCGGGCGTACTCCGTTTTTTGAGATGTCGCCTAACTTGTCGGTCAGCGGAGTGATGCTCTCCATAAAGATTTCCGAGACGGCGAGGATCAGCTCCGGCTCATCGTCAAAGAAATCCCAGACCTCGTCCTCTGTGTAGCGGCGGTCGCTGTTCGTGCGCCGCGCACCCTCGTTGAGTCCCGTGACAGTAAGGCCCACAATCGAATCGAGCGAACCGAGGGCTTGGGCCGAGGTGACGGTAGTGTCGAAGTCGGTGTCCTGTGTCTTGGTGAAGTCGCAGAGCGCACGGAGGCCGAAATGGATAGGATGGGCGATGCCCTGAATGGTAATTTCTCTCATAATCGTTATGCTTTGTCAGGAGGTGTTACGGGTGCGAGGTTGCCGCTACCCGTCAGCGAGTAGCTGTAGGTTGCGTTGTCGCCAGCAGGTGCGCCGAGCGAGAAGGTGGTGATATAGGCTTTTCCGGTGTAGTGTTTCGTTAGTCCCGTGAGCGGAGACTTGATGACTACATCGACGAGTTTCTTCGAAAGCACGATGCCCAGCACATCTTCCGGCGTATGGGCGTTCTGGATGCTCTCGTCAATGACGACCAGACCGTCGCCGTCGACCGACCATGAAATATCGCCCGGAGCTTTCTCCTTGCCGTTGGTGCCTTTGGTGCGCAGCTCCTTGAGTTCGAGGTCGACTTTGAGGGTGTGCGTTGTTGCGTGAAGCGTGGTCTTTTCGTCGACCAAAAGGATGATGTCCTCGCCTTGTATCACACGCTTGGTCCCGATAGATTCAGACATAATTTAATATTGTTAAAAGTTAGATAATGCGAAAGTTGAGGGTTACCCCATGAAGATCATAATCGGGGAAATAGTCCGTAGAGGAGGATTTGAACGAGCAGCGGCGGTCTGCCAGCACCTGCCCTTCGAGGGCCGCGATGAATCGGTGCTTGAGTTGTTCGAGAGCCGCGACTTTCTTGTCGTAAACTGCGATCTCGAAAGTCGTCACGTATCCTGCGATGCCGTGCATCGTCCGTATGGGAATCTCCTCCGGCGTGGAGAAAGCCGCGAAAGGCGTCTGCGTCCGTTCGTCAACGGCTCCGGCTTGAATCTTATCCCGCAGTTCAGGAATTTTCTGTTCGAGGAGGACGATCAGTTCTTTTTTGAAGTCTGTCATTTAGATACTGGTTTAAAGTGTTGAGTCACGAACTTCTCGACCGCCGTGGCCAGCTCGTCGCCGAACATCGCCACCGTGCGGTCGTTGTTCTCGGTATAGGCTTGCTCCAAAAAAGGCATGGCAGGGATTCCTTTGACACTGCGGGTGAATACCTTTTCGCCTCGTTCGTTCTCAAAGACTAACAGTTTGCCCTTCTTCGAGGTGCGCGGATCCTTTGTTCCCTCGTGGATGAACTTGCCGTAGTATTCGTTGACCGCACCCTTCTTCTTGGTTACCTCGAACACGGGCTTGACGGCGACCGAAACTTCCGACTTGGAGGCCGAGCGATCCTTGAAACGCACGATACGCAGCTTCTTCTTGAGTTTACCGCTGCGAACCGGAACTTTGCTCCGGGCCGCCTGAAGCATCGGTTTGGCCGAGCCTCGGAGGACCGTTAGGAGCATCCGCTTCTGCATCGCATTGGGCAGTTCATCCAGAATCCGTTTGGCTTCGGCATATCCCTCAACCTTGATCTTCAGCATCGCTCTTAGTGCATTTCAGGTGGAGCCGCCAGCGGCGGCCCTCTTGGTGAATAGATGTGATCTTGCGCAAGGAGCCTTCGTCCCGGATATGCATTCCGGCACGAAGTCCGTCGTGATAGCGAATGGTGTAGACCACTTCGTTCTCGTGGACAATGCGGCCTGCATATAGGTTCTCGCGGCCACCGTTCTCCGTGCGTTGGGCATAAGTCGTCGTCACAAGAATCAGCGTCTTCACAAGGTCGTTGTACGCATCCCTCTCCTCCGTGTAATCCAGTATCTCTATCCGGCAGTCAAACATTACCGTAAGGTGTTACGCGCCACGGCAGGAGCAGTTTCTCGGCTGTGAGTGAAAGTTCGGATACCGAGCGTCCGACCAGATTATCAGACTCATTGTCGTAGAGCGTTTCGAGGATCAGCAGAATCGCCGCTTTGATGACCGGAGGAAGCGAATCTTTATTGTAGCCTATGATGGCAGAGACAGTAACCCTTTCTCCCGCATACTGCGGCTCCACGATCAGCATCGGCTCGTAATCATCCATCAGGAGCATGTACTCCGGCTCTGGAACTAAAGATTGAGATACGGTGAGCTGCTCGATCTGCGTGGTTGGAATCGGCATGCGAACGATGGGCGCATCGGTGGGAATAAGTACGTCGAAAACCACCTTTTTGGCCCGGATTGTCCGGCCAGTCATATCCTCTGCCACAGCAACAGCCATGTCAAGTTTCGCTGCAATCAAAGTGTCGTCGTGAGTGGTACTGCCTACCCGCAAGTGTTGCTTGGCAAGCTCCAGCGTGATCGGCAGCTCCCGTATCTCAATAGTTCTCATAGTTCCCTTTCAGAGGTCGGGAACGGGGAGTTGCCGTGGCGCAAATATACTGCGGCAATTCCCATTTGATTCCCGGAATGTTCAATTTTTACAATAAAAATTCAATAACTTGACTATGCGGTCTTATGCAACAGCTTATGAACCGGGTGCGTCCCGGCGTCAAGCAGGATACCGTCGACACGGGCGAAGCCGAACAGACCGATGGAAAGGTACTCGGCCAAAAGTTCGTTCAGGCGGATCACCCGGAAATTCTTGACCATGCGGATCTTGTACTTCGTAAGGTCGCCGAAGAGCATCGAGGCATTGCCTGCACCGACATCCGCGAGATCGTCGTTGAGAATATAGTTCTTCCCGAAGAGCGTCGGCGGCGTACCGTCCTTCGCGCCCTCCTGCCAGATGTAGCGGCCCGTCGAATCCTTGATCTTCACCAGCGACCAGAGCGTGTTGCGGTTGAACATGAACTTGCCGCTACGGGCATAGGCCGAATCCACACCCTTGATCAGGTCGATGATATCGTCTAAAGTGATGGCTGCCGCTGCAGGAGCGGCTTTGCTGGCCGTCGCCCAGTTGACGATACCTTTGGGCTTGTTCGTGCCGTTGCCGATGGTCAGGTCTTCGTTGACACCTCGTCCGAAGCTGTCGGCGAGGAGCGAACTCAACAGAGCTTCGAGATCGAACGAGCTATCCTGAAGCAGCTCCAGCGATACCGGAACGATGGGTGTGCGGTAGGTATACGCCTTGAGCGTCTCGGAGCCGAACGACGGAGCTGACTTGGTCGATTGGTTGTATTCCTGCACGACGATGGCCTTGGCATTGGTGTCGTTCACCGTCGGCATGATTAGGTCGCCGCCCGTTGTGGTGGAGAAAATTGTTCCGGCCTCGAACATACCGCCATAGGATTTCAGGGCCACTTCGATATTGCTCGCCAACGTATCCGGAACAATCACACCAGCCGAAAGGCCCGTGATTCCGGCGCGTTTTTCGAACAGCGCACGGCTCTCTGCCGAGATGCCGTTGCCGCCGCGCAGCAGATAGTCGCTGAATGCCGAACGATATTCCTGCTCCTGCTTCGGAGCGTTCGAGGGAGAGGGTTGGTCGATACGTTGCTCTGCCTGGCGGCGTTCGATATCCAGATACCTCTCTTCCGTTTCGACGGCTTTGTCAGCCCGGTCGTAATCGGTCAGAAGCTGGTTCCAGCGAGCCTGTTCTTCGGTGGTCAGTTCCATGCCGTCAGCCGCCGTGCGCAGTTCGTCGATCTGCTTAAAGACAGAGGCCCGCTGTTCGGATAATGTTTTGAGTTTACTCATAAACGATTGAATTTAGATTTGTCTTGAGCAAACATACTCCGATGCGTGTGCATAGCAGGGAAACAATGTCGCACATGGATTTGGTCTCATGCGGCAATAAAAAAAGCAGGGATTGTAATCCCTGCTTCCATGTGGCGACAATCTGTCATTTCTTTCGTCGCAGATACTCTGCGAGTCGTTCGCGTGACTGGCTCTTGCTCCGGACTCTATCAGCATCTTGCTCCAGGGCATGGCTGCGAATATACTCCGTTTTGCGCTCCTCCAAGTGCCGCACGGACGCTTCAGTATCCTGATAGGCCGGGAACACCACCAGCGAAACATCTACCACGCGGGAGAAACGGAGAATCGTGCGCTCATCGACATCCAGACCGTTTTGCTCGTTGGCATACACCCACTCGTCCTGCGCAACGCCGAACCGGAAGGAGCATTTCGAGATGTCGCCCCGCCGCACCAACTCTAACATATCGTTGCCAAGCAAGGTGTTCGGAGCTTCGAACGAGAACCGCAGACCGATGTCATCAACCTCTAAATGAAGTGTTCCGCTGACCGTTCGGGCAAGGATCGCATCGACATTGTGGTTGAAGCACATGATGACATCCGCGAGGTCACACTCCTCGAATGCTCCCGGCGCGATCTTCTCCCGGAACCAGCCCATGATCGGTTCGCTCCATGTTTCGAACTTGGCGGCATAGCCCGTGATCGTCCGGCTGACGGTTGCAGAGTCCCGCTGTTCGATGTGCAGGTCGGTGACGAGGCATCTGACCTCGATTTCGTTATTTGCTATTCTTTTTTCCATTTATCGCGTTTTTAACGGGTTGCATATTCATCTGCACGAAGTATTCGTCGCCGCCATCGTAGGAGTTCATATCCTCCAGCGACCGGATCTCATTGGCCGACATCGCCCCCACGAAGTTCATGTTCTTGTAGTATTCGGAGCGGGTCTTGGCGTCGCCGCGCAGGAGTCCGTTCAGTCCGAAGAGGAAGTAGAAGTCCGCGAACTCATCGTCGCGCAGCAGCTTGCGGTTGAACTCCTCTTCGATGCGCACCAGATACGGCAGGAGGCAGTATTGCACGAACTCCATACCTTGATGTTCGATGTTGTTGTTCGTGGCCCGCTCCAGATCGGCGATCATGTGCGGCGGGATCCCGTAGATGGTGGCGATCTCTGTTTTCTGGAATTTGCGCGTGGCAATGAACTGCGCATCTTCCGGCGGGATGGAGATGCGCTCGTAAGTCATGCCGCCCTCCAACAGCAGCGGCACGTGGGCGTTGTGCAGACCAACCGACTGCGCCATGAGGTCTTTCTTGAGCCGCTGGTAGGCTTCGGGCTTGAGCGTCGAGGGGTACTTGAACACGCCCGACATATTGCCGCCCTGATCGAAGAAGCGTTTGCCATAGTCCTGCGCCGAAACCGAGAGCGCGAGGTTGTCGCGGTGAACGGCGATGGGACTCTTGCCTTTGTAGCTGTTGGTCGACAGCCCCCGCAGGTGGATGATGTCCACGTTGGGGATCAGCTCGCCCGTATCCAGACGGTAGAAAAGTTCATCGTTGTCGGAGAGCGACGGTTCGATACGAGCCGGATGGAGCAGCTTCAGACGCACGGGGCGGTAGTATTTGTCCCGATAGATTCGTGCATACCCGTTACCCCACAGCGCACAAGAGATCATCAGGTGGTGCATCAGATCGAAGCGTGTGGAATAGGAGTTGGGCTTCTGCACGAGGTGGTGGCACGGATGATCATACTGCCGTTCCCGACCTTTGGTCGTGCGCTGATAAAGATGCATGGGCAGCGTTCCGACCGTTTCGGAAAGGATCCGCACACACGCCCAGACCGCCGAGAGATTCAACGCGCCCTCCTCGGTGATGTATGGCTGCTTCACGGCATCAGCGACGGTGTCGACCATGATCACCTTATTGACCGCCGCCTCGAACTCCGCAGAGGTCATGCGCCGTTCATTACGGCTTTGTATAAAAGGAAACCACTTCATTGAATTTGCTTTGGGGCAAACTTAAGGAAGATAATGAGTCTTACATGCAGACAATGTCATATTTGCAATGTGCAGATAATTAATGAAATGTGATTTTATTTCAAAATAAGACGCAAATTATTATTAACTATCAGAAATATTACATATCTTTGCATTGTAGTTCTTTGAAATGTTTTTGGTTTTCCAGACTAAGATTTCAGGTCTTGAAGCAGATTTAGTTCTGCAAACCATTTGTATAATGGTACTTTCCGGCGGCGAAGCGTCTGACAAACAATAAAGACTTCTCCTATCAGCAGGATTAGAGTAAGTAGGTCATCAGCTATTGTTCATTTATTACAATGAGATATGACTATTTTATAGGTAACAGGATGTCAGGCTATACTATTTTTGAATTATGAAAAGACGAATTGAACAGATTGGATATTGATGTTCGAAAAATTCATTGCAGCAGGAGAAAAGGGGTGGACAGACGGACAACGTTTATGGATTTTAGCTTGGAACACATTTGTTTATGGCAGCAGGAGGCAATGTTGCTTCCAGTTAAAATTACATGAACGATGATTAAAAATCAAAAACACGAAGCTCTCGTGCAAGGCATTGAGACGCTTCTTTCGACGAACCGTTGTCCACTTACTGATGACGACAAAGTTCTTTTACAAAATTGCTTGACGGAGTTAAAAGAGAAAAATTCTCTTCCGGACCTTGCCTCACTTGAAAAAGTGGCAAGATGGCTGCTATTATTTTTTGAAGTAGCTCAAGCTGCAAAAGATTTCTTTTAGTCACCACCCCTTTTAATCAAAACGATTATGGACCTTGGTACGGTTATAAAAAATATTCGCAAAAAGAAAGGTTTTACTCAAACTCAACTTGCAGAGTTGTGCGGGATAACTCAAACTTATTTGTCGCAAATTGAGAACAATCAAAAAGAGCCTAATACCGCAACCCTAAAGATTATTGCAGAAAAACTTGATTTCCCTCTTCCAATCTTATTCTTTTTATCCATTGAAGATACGGATATTCCAGAGAAGAAGCGAGATGCATATAATATGATTTCTCCGTCTGTTAAATCCCTTATTGATACATTCTTTTCCAATGATCAGGACAATTAATCATCTTTGTTGTGCATTGGGATTCAAACAAGAATTACTAAAGAGGATTGTATCCAACGTAGATGGGTATTATGGAGAGATGAAGCAAGAGAAATATCTAAAGAATGGCAAATTAAAACGAAATAAAGACGGCACACCACGTTTCAGGGTTATCAATCCGAGCAAAGGAAATCTTAAGATATTGCAAGGTCGCATCAATAACCTACTGGTTCGTAATATAGCTATTGCGCCATTTGTTTTTGGTGCAACAAAAGGAAAAGACAATGTATTGAATGCCAAGACACATCGTGGTAAAAAGTTTGTTTTTCAGACTGATCTTCAAGATTTCTTTCCGTTTGTGTCGAATCAAGCTGTCTATGCGATGTTTATTGAATATAAATTTTCGCCTGATGTCGCTCGTGTTCTCACACGTCTAACTACATATCAAGGACATTTACCTCAAGGAGCAGCTACCTCTGCAACAATTGCTAATTTAGTGTTTACTCAGCGTATTGGAGAAAAGATAAATTGTATCGCTCTTCGTAATCGATGGACATTTACAACTTTTGTTGATGATGTAACAATCTCTTCTTCAATTGATTTTAAAGATAATATCCCAACTATCTTAAAACTCATTACAGATGGTGGGTTCAAGATCAGCCATGCAAAAACCACATACAAGACTGACCATCCAAATATCACCGGAGTTAAAATGGGGCAGAATTATCTTGATGTCACGGATAAATTCAAAGACAAATTATCTCACCCAGAAGGTAAATCTGTAGAGCAAATTCGTGGCGAACAGAATTACTACAACAAAGTTAAAGCAGCAAACTCATAATCTTTGCATCCGACTCAATACTCTCCGAAACGAGCTAAACTCCGAATACCTACGTTTGCCTGTAACGGTAATGTAGAAGTCCTCTAACCGCTCGTAGGCTTCCAATTGCGTAGGATAGAGATCACGCATACGGAGATAAAGTTCGGCGAAGCCTTCAAACGAGAGAAAGTTCCGGACTTCCGGCGAGAGCGAATCCATTGCGGCCAACTCTGCCTCTACCTTTTCGCGTTCGGCCGTGATAATGGACGAGTGATAATGCGCAAACTGTTTACGATTCATTTTTCTGCTGCTCATAGCTATATCAGTTTAAAGTTAATAATCCTCTGCCTTCATAGGGGTTGCTGTCGTCGTCGGCTTGTGCGGTCATCCATTCGCCCAGAGCCATGATGCTGCCGACGATGCCGTCGATCTTCTGGACGGATTTCTCTTTGTCGGGTTTGATATTTCCTGCCGGATCGGTCTTGGTGACCGTTGATGAGAGCATCCACCGCAGCACCGGGTTGCCGAAGTGTTCGATCTTTTCGGTCAGCACCAGTTTCTCGAACTCCTTTGTCGGGGCCGACATCGATCCATAGCCCTGCCCGAAGGGGTTGAACGCCATGCCTTCGTTCTGGAGGTCGATGATCGTCTGCGAGGAGTTCCAGCGGTCGTAAGCCGAGGAGCGCAAGTCGTACTCCGCGACGATGCGCAGGATGTCGGCCTTCACGAAGTCGTAGTCGATTACGTTGCCGGGCGTGACGGTCACATGGCCTCCGGCTACCCATTTGTCGTAGTTGATATTCTCCTTGCGGACTTTCTCCAGCATCTTCTCCTCCGGAATCCAGAAGAGCGGGAGCAGTTGGAAGCGATCGTTCTCGTGGAAGATCAGCACGTAGGCCGTGATGTCGGAGACGTTCGAGAGGTCGAGGCCTCCCCAGCAAGCGCATCCTTTCAACACCTCCTTCGGCGTCGTGCTGACACAGCGCATCCACACATCGTCTAAAATCCACGTTTTTTCCGCGTCGACCCAGAGGTTGACATTCTTGGTCATCACATTGCGCACGGCCTCCGGACGGTTCTTGGCGTCGCGCACCTGGTCTGCGAGGTAGTCGACGGAGAGCGACACACCTAAATTGGGATTCGACTTAATCCACATCTTCGGATTCTCCCACTCCTCTTTTTTGTCAAGGGTGTAGATAATCCCGAACAGCGAGTCGTCCTCGTTCACGCCGCGCAGGACTTTGATCACATTTTCACGGTAGGCGTAGCAGGCTCCGGCCTTGTTGAATCCGGCTGTGGTGATGATGAACATCAGCGGCTGTTTCCGTGCGCCGAAAGCCGACTTGATCACATCGAACATGCCGCTGTCGCGGTGGGCGTGGAACTCGTCGATGATACCACACGAAGGGTTCAGGCCATCGTGCGTTCCGTAGTCCGAGGATAGGGGCTTGAAAGTTCCACCCTTCAGTTCGTAGACGATGGAGTTGCGGAAGGGCGAGAGGTAATTTTTGAGGTCGGTGGCTTTTACAATCTCAACCGCGTCGGCAAAGCATATCTTCGCTTGATCCTTGACCGTCGCGGCAGAGTAGACTTCAGGGCGCGCCTCGCCGTCGGCAAAGAGCATGTACAGCCCGACTCCGGCGGACAATGCCGTCTTGCCGTTCTTACGAGCGATCTCGATGTAGACATAGCGGAAGCGGCGTGTGCCGTCGGCCAGCTTCCATCCAAAAATATTCCAGAGGACAAACTGCTGCCACGGCTCCAGCCGGAACCGCTGGCCAGCCCATTCACCTTTGGTGTGCTTGAGGCGTTCGATGAAGTTGATGGCCCGCATCGCGGCCTTCTTGTCAAAATGCCATCCTTTGTCGAGGGCATTTTCGAGGTCGGCATAGTAGCGTTTCACTGCAAGCTGCACCAGCTCATTGGTCAGCACTTCGCCCGATAAGACTTTCTCGGCATAAACCTCTGCGATATGTTTCTTTGTATCAATCATGATTTTACTTCTTCAAAATCTGCAAAGTCGTCTTTCGGTGTGTCGTCGGAGAGCAATGCCGCCACGCGGCTGCGGCTTGCTGGCGTAAACCCATACTCCACAGCAAGGGCTTTGGCATTGGCGAGAGCCGACTCTGCGACCTTGCGCTTGGGATTGACAAGGGTGGTCGATCCGAACTTCGTTTCGACTTCGATGGTGTATCCCTCCTTCTCCAACTCGCGCATTGTGTCGTGGTAGAGTCCCATCTCACGGGCATAAGCCACAACCAAATCCACACCGACTATATCAAGCAGACGGTTGTTGACCAGTTCGGTCGCCACTACCTCGAAAACCTTTCGTGCGGTTCCTTTCAGACCGCAACGCGGAATTGATGTGACCGTTGCGGGAGCAGTGGGTGTGTTACCTCCTTCCATTCGGCAGGGTTGATCTGTGCCGCGCAGGGCCTTCACTCCATTGGGTATTTTTTTGCGTCCTTTTGTCATGTTAGTTTCCTATTTAGCCCAATTCTGCACGCGCGTACAGAAAATTAGGGGAGCGATTACTTTTCGCGGGGTCTGAAAGAATTTCAACCCCTCCCCTCTGCTCTCGGAGGGTGTACCTTGCTCTTGTAACTCTTTGATACCCACTGCGTGGTTTCAAAGGGTTGTGCAAATTCAAAAAGTTTTACTTATCAAACAGTTAGCGTCATTCATTAATTTACTGTACTGTCATCATACACCCTGATTTTAATTCTTCTTCAGAATCAGGTTTCCGATCTCACGCGACGGAGAGTTGTGAAGCAGTCGTCGCTGCTGGGCCATCTCGATGTAGATCCGCGTTGTCTTGGTGTCAGAGTGTCCCATCATATCCTTGATTGTTTCGATGTCCACACCTTGCTCGACCAACAGCGTTCCGAAGGTGTGGCGCAGCGAGTGGGCAGAGATTTTCGGGTTGCTGATACCGATGCTCCGGAGCCTCTGCTTCACGATGCGCCCGATGGTCTGCCGGACCAGACGGTTATCGCACCTGCGCTTGTGGGAGATAAACAGTGGATCGTTCTCCGCGAAGTTTCGGTCCGCGATATACTCCTCCAGCCATTCGACGGTGTTCGGATGCAGGACGACGATCTCGTTTTTGTCCGTGCGGCCCTTGCGCTGGATGTAGAGGATCGGCTCACCCTCGCGCTTCGAGAGGTCGCCGATATTGATTCGTTCTACTTCGCAGGTGCGTAAACCATTGAACAGCATTAGTGAAAGCAGGAGTCGGTCGCGGCGGTCAATCATCGTTTTGGTGTCGATGCTCTCCAGCAGCCGGAACGCCTGATCTGCCGTCAGCGGCAGTTTACTGTATTCCGAATGTTTCTTGCTGCTCTTGATTCCGGCTGCAATATTGTCGTAGTAATCATGACGCTCACAGAATCCATAGAACAGCTTGAGGATCGTAACGAGACTGTTCACCGTGTAGACGCTTCGCCTTTCGGCCTGAAGATATTGTTTGTGCCCCAAGACATGGCGGCGTTCGGGAGAGCGAGTATCAATGCCTTGCGCTGCCAGCCACCGGAACCACAGTCCGATCTTGCGTTCATAATCCCGTTTGGTCGAGGGCAGGATGTCGCATTCCGCAATCCACTCCGCGATTATTTCATTTAGTTTTAGTGTTGTTCTCATCGGTTACGATGTCTTTCGCGTCCGGATTTTCGGTTGTGACAAGCGTGGCAGAGGCTCTGAAGGTTTTCCAGATCGAGGGCTGCACCGCCCTCGTTGATGGGGCGGACGTGGTCGACCATCTGTGCCGGAGTAGCCTTACCTTGCTGTCCGCACTCCTCGCAGAGCGGCTGACGCCGGAGTTTCTCTGCTCGGAGCTTGCGCCACGCGGTGGACTGATAGAACTCCGTATTGGTGTGGATCCGTCCTGCATGAGGTTTATGCTCCGGCTGCCACGGACGGCGGCAGGTTTTCTTGAGCGTCGGCACGGTCAGAAGATGATGTCGGGATTCAGCGGCAGGTCGTAGTCCTCATGTTCGAAGGCTGCGACACGGACGATCTTTGCATCGGGATAACGGCGGCGCAGTCCAGCGG